CAATTGCACCATCATCTTTACTCCCATTTCCATTACTTTCTTCTAAATCTGCTTGTTGTTTGGTGACCGCAATCGTCTTTGCGGTGATTTGCTGTTGAGTAGGTGCTGGGTTTTGTTTAGAAGCCCAGTCATCTACTATATCTTGTATCTTTTTTGAATTTACCGCCATATTGATAAATATTAAGACTGTGGGTTTTTGAGCTCTAAGATTTTTTCAATGTAGTACTTTCGTTCAAAAACCGGCATATCAAGAATATCTGTGTGTGTAAAACCGTTTTGAACTAAGAATGTGATCTCCGTAAGCCTATTACTCCTATAATCCGTAGAAAGGACGAAAAAACTCCACCCCGAAGTTTACGTTGAACGTAACTTCTTCTCCTGATGGGGCGTAAATTGTTCGGGACAAATCCACCCCAGGTTTATTATCTCTTACGTATCGTCTAAATTGTTGTGAATCTGCAATTGGCATTGTTTCAATAAAATTCCTAATATTCATAGGGTCTTTATTTCCTTTTACCGATTTAATCATCTTCTCTAATCTCTTTGTGACGATTGGTGCGGTACCAAGACCATTCCAACTATTGGTGATTTCATTTAATTCTTTCTCATCATTAGGTGTTAAGAAATTAAATGTAATATCAACCTTACTTTTTTCTAAGAAATATGGGTATTGTCCGTTCTCATCTTCAACTAAGTTGAATTCTTTGTATGTTAGTTCTGATAAATCAATTACCGTTTCAAATTCTTCTTCTGTTTTTGGATCAATTAATCTCATTCCAATCTCAGGTCCGAATGCGGTATTACGTAGAAAGATAAGAATTGCTTGTCTATCTTCTTCAACCATATCTCCAATTGCAACTTCTTTAGTAAGAACTTTTCTTTTAAGTAACTCATTAATCACTTCCCCACTTTGAATTAAATTTGGTGAAGACAGGATATTTTCATCTGCCGCAGTTAAATAAGCAACTTTGACGGATTTTGTTCGATTAGGGTACATAATACCCCGACTCGGCAACTCAACAACATCATAACTGATGTTTGGGTCTATGACATATTCACGTTTATCTTCCATATTATTTAATAGTAACGAATAAATACACTAAAGTAAAGTTTAAACAAAAAAAAAGGGACCATAGTTGGTCCCCTTAATATATTTGACAGATTATTTTATTAGTAAACTTGGATACATCTATCCATTCTCAATGTACAATCAATTGTTGCAAGTGCATCATTGTTGTAATCTAATTCACCAAAGTTCAAATCTTGCATGAACGTACCTTGAAGAATCCATTTCTCAACCACAACACCAGTTGGGTCTAACATTTCTAATTCAATATCTTTTTTATACCCTGCAGCGTAACCCATTCTACCTGTTACAGATTCTGCGTGTAATCTAAACCATTCCATTAACGCTTGTGACGCTGATGGTCCGATTGGATCTTTAAATTTAACTCTTAGGGTATCCCACGTAAATCTACCAGCAACATAAGTTGAGGTATTTAAAAATGGTATTTCCACCGAGTTTATTTTAGCACTCGGTCTTGCCGCCGACGTTACATACCATTCATTGATTCCCAATGATGATGGAAATCTAACGATAAATCGGTTAACTCTTTTCGGTTCGTAGGGAACCGGCATTTTCATTAATAAATCTGCCATGTCTTTATATTTGTTTTCTTTTAGTTATTCTTTATTATAAATATCTCTGTTAGTGAAATATTTTAAAATTTATTATCAATTAAGTTGACTTTGTCAATTTTATTACGTATTTTTTATTTACCCAGTAATACTGGTAGCAAACTTTAAAAGATTTATAAGTTAATTATATAATATATATAATTATTATTTAAATATCAATTATTACTTGCATTACACTGGCATTATACTGGGTGTCATCTCAATTTTTACTTAGAGGGGGAAATACTACAATGTATCTCCCCTTCTTTTTTTTTATTATATATTCTCAAATGATGCTCCTGTTGGAGTTATTAAGAATTCAACATCTATAAATTCAAGTGCTCTTGTTGGTTTGATATAAATCTTACCTCTAAGCGTGTTAGCATCAATATCTTCTGGATCATTTGATACAACCACACGGAATTCATAAAGTCCTCTTTCTTTTTTAATCGACTCCAAAATAGGATTAACCAATCTTAAGAACTCATTTCTTACTTGTTCGTCATTTTGTTCAAATAACAATCTAACCGCAACTGCTGAAATTAATTTTCTTGCTCTTAACAATAATCTTCTTACGTTGATTCTATCAAGTGCGGATTCTCTAACCTGTAGAGTTTTGTTACCCCAAATAATAGTACCTGTGTCTGAGAATGTTGCAATTGGATTAATTCTTGCTTTATATAAGTCATCTCTATTCTCTAAAGTAAGTTTTTTCTTCGCTTTAATCGCGTTTACTAAACCTCTTGAGTAACCCGCTACTGCGAACCATGGGTAAGATACATTATCTGTTAGTGCAATATTCTTTAGAACCTCACCTGTTGGTGGTAAGTATATCTGTGTTGCATTATCAGTGTCACGTACTTGAATCCAAGGCCAGTAAGTGGCTGAATAGTTAGTGTCCATTTCTACAGTGTCCAATTGATCAATAATTTCATCAACCGTATCTGTGTTAGGTGGGTTCATAATATAAAGTGAATCTGCTCTATCACCTTCAATCATCTCTATTGTGTTGTTAACCAATGAACTGTGGTTCAAAAAGTCAATACCTGGTGTTGCAAATATGTTAATATCAACCGACTCAGGATTAGAGAATGTTTCAATTGCTTGTAAGTAAGCGTAGTAATCAGAATTTCCAATATCAGTACTAAATACACCACTATTGTTCGTGTCACCACTTACATATGTATTTTTACCGTAGATGTAACCATCACTATTAGTTCTCGTACCTCTGTAGATATCCCAACCATCAAATCCACCACCCATTGCTAATGTGAATTTTCTATATTGTTTAGTTTCCAATAAACCTTTATTAGTACCTTCTAAATCATATGATGTAGTTTTGTACGTAGTATCTCCCGTAATGGTCGATGCATTTGTTGATAAGTGAAAACCGTAAGTTACATTAGAGGTTGTGTTACCTTTATATTCTAAGATATCACTATCGAAACCAATCTGTGACGATATACCAAGAGAAACTTTTCTTATTTTATCTCCGTTCGAGATTTTACTCTCACCGTTAGCAGTATAACCTGTTACGGTACCCGCTACATTGTAATCTGTTTTATAAAGTATACTACCTTGAATTGTATTACCTTGAGAATGAGAAGTATATCCCTTAAATCCCGCTGGTACTGCATCTACAGGTGGGTTTACCGATAAGTTTAACATTACGAATTTAGACCTCAATTCATATTCACCATCTGAAGTTCCAATTTTTCTCGCTACATAACCTGGTAATTCAGGATTCATAGTACATCTTGTGAATTTCTCAAGTACATTTAAATTATCGTCTTTATCGTTGAAGTCTCTAATTACAATATCAAAGTCCCCTGTTTCAAGGTCAATGTTTTGGAATGTAATTTTAACTTGTGTGTTAGCCGCGTTACCATCAGAAATACTAATGAAGTTAAATAAATCATTAACTGTTCCACCTCGTACTTCAGATACAACAACTGGTGATGCCGGTGTTTCCCACTGACCCACAAAACTATTACCTTCTGTTGTGTATGTTAATTGTGATATCTTTAAACCTCTTACTAACCCTTTTTCATTTAGAGTTTTTAATGTTTTAGAATAAACCTCATGTACATAAACAGGAATGTCTTTTTTATCTTTTCCAAATACCGTAGTACCTAAAACTTTAGTCACATATTTCTTAGATGATTGATCTAAACTCAATGTAAATGTTTTTACACCACTCGTTAAACCTGTCACATCTAACGTGAACTCACCTAATGGGTTACTTGAAATTTCTGAACCTGACGCCAATATGTTTGCAGATGCAGTAACTTCTAAATTAAGTGTCTGTCCAGCATATGAACCTCTTGATCTTAAACATGCCACTACTTGACCACCATATTCGTTTTCAACTGCAGCATATTCATACTGTGTAATTTTCCATCCATTACTTACTGTGTCATAGACAAAAAGATATCCATAAACACCATCGATAACACCTAAACTTTCTTTAAAGAATACGTTATACCAATTAGTGGTTGAGTTACTTCCAATAGGACCTGTAACTTGATCCGCAGTTAATAATCCTGCAGTGTCCGAAGATTCAACATGTCCAATAGTGAACCACTTAGTGGAACCAGTAGAAACCGTAATACTTTCAATAAACGCCTGTACTGTTGAACCGTCAGTTGCTGTCTTACCAGTAAGATCTGAAATAAATGAAGATGTTTGAATGATGTTAGTTGCTCCTGTAAGTGTTTCAGATGTACTATTAGTTAAGTCATCAGTATCTACTGTTATACCCCCTAATGTTTTTATCGATACAGATTGACCTGGTTTGTACCCTGTTAATCCTAATACTCTCGTTACGAAAAGTTGATTTGATTCTTGTAAATACGATTTCGCAACATACCCTAACTCATATTTTGGATTTCCATCCGAATATTTAGTCGGAGAAGTTGGTCCGAAATATGTTTTGAATTCGTCAAAATTTCTTATTAGTATTGGTTCGAACGCTGGACCTTGTATAGTCTCTCCCGCCAATCCCAATGTAGTTACCCCCACACTTTGAGCTACGAACGTTAAATCTTTCTCTGATGTATAAACACCTGGAGAAACGAATACTCTGTTTGAATTTGCCATTGATTACTTTAGTTAAATATTTTTATTGTTTATTATAAATATCCTGAATTTTAGTAAAGAGACCGACAGTTTTCTATTTGGGTATATTTAAGGATCCTTTTTTATCTATATTTATCTTTATGGGGAATAAAAACAGTAAAAACCTTAAAATAGGGGAAGAACATCATAATAAGTTAAAAAAATATTGTGATGTCAACGGATTTAAAATGTACAGAGTTGTTGAAAAGTGGATAGATCAACATTGTAAGGTTAAAAAAGACGACCTTTACGGGGAGTAATTAGTGGAGATAAGTTACACCTACAATAGTACCAACACGTGGTGTACCTAATAAGGTTAGAGTAGTTCTACCTGAAATTTCAAATGCTTCACCTTCTAATTGTGTCAAACCATTTAGGTCAAAACTAACCACACTATCAATCGTATTTGTTGTTGTGAACGTCAAAGACTCTCCCGTATATTCAAAATCTTCCGTAGAGACTTGTCTTGGGTTACCTGAACTATCAATAAAAACATTTGATTTACCTTTATAATATTTTATTGTAATTGTAGACCCCTCACCTGGTGGAGAAGCAAAAGATATTTTTGAGGTATATCCAACGTGGAAAAAATCATCATCTCTTGTCTGAACAATACCGTTAATCTCAACAGTAAAAAGAATACCAATTGTTTCACCCACACTAAACACAGTATTGGTCCCGTCCGCAGTAAACTTAGCGATCGTGATCTCAATATTTTTAGTCATAAATTTCTTTTCGTAGTTATTTGATTTTATGAATTCATTCATAAGGAAAAGTCGACTAACTGCGGGTTTAATTTCAAACTCTTCATCATCGATTAAGAAACCGAGTAATGTGAATTTATAATTTTGTAAATAAAACCTACGTGATTCAATATCAACAGGTGTGTTGTCTTCAACAGTGTCTAATACAATTGGAACGTAGTGTCCTTTAACTGTAGTATATGATTGTCGAGAAGAAAACTTTTGTAAAACAATTTGATTAAATTTATTTAGATCTCTAAAACGAGTACATAATATTGTTACTTCATATGATATATCAACCGCAACGGGTTGTGGTATTCTATATATGTCAGCACCCATCTGAGTACCATTCCATGTTGGTACAGATGCGTAATGAAATTGTTGTCTATCGGGTATTGTTCTTTGTAAACTTGGGTTAGTACCTGGTTGTACATCGGGTTTTCTTATTACACTAATAAATGGTATTTTTATATTACCATCTAAATCCGAAATGTCCCACGTATTTGTGAATTCACCCCATCTTTGTAATGTGAGTATTTTTGGAATAATAGGTATTTCATCACCGTCAGAAACAACTTTAAAATTATTCTTAACAAAATCCAACATACCCAAATCTAAATCATCGTGTAAAACAGAATCTGGTAAATACGAATCCCCTTGGGTTATCTTATCTAAAAGTTCCTGTCTTCTATCAACCAATTCATTTCCTTGGTAAATACTAATGTCGTTTTTCTTTTTTGGGGTTGCCATTATACTCCTCTAAATTCTACTTCTTGTGCCGGAACACATGTTATGGTTCTATAATATGGTTTAAAACCGAACATATTATGTTTACTGTCGGATGTTACCTTCCCATCGTTACTTACCGTATAATACCTTACTTTTTCTTCTGTTTCAGGATAACCAATAAAATCACCGTACTTTAAATCAATACCTAAATCATTTAAATGTTTTAAATAAACCGATAACGTTAAATTACCAGGTTCATTGTATCGAACCAAACCAGTTTTATATGTACTGTTCTTTGGTTGTTCTATTTTAACTAACGCATTAAACTCCACAGGTGGGTAAAATTTTATTTGATCTTTACCAACTTCGGCATATACAGCATCAGTATCGGTACTATCATGATCAACACGATAGAGAACTAACTTCATATTGAGGTCACCATGAAGGTATTCCTCACCTATTTGTATGTTCAGGTCAAAATCTTCAGTTGAGAAGAATTTACTCAGTCTTGTAATTGGAACCTTTTTACTCATACACATAAATAGTTTAAAATGTCATTTGATTTCGTTATATTTAATATATTATATGGAAAGACAGATACCTGAAATAGAAGCGAGGGAAATTGTGACGGGATACACAGGTTACAATAACCAAATACTATCGTGGAAGAGAAAGTTTGAAACAAGTAAAAATCATACACTTACTCGACCACAATCCGATTACGTACTCAAATATTGGGAAACAGTACCTAAAATTGCTCGCAAATATGTTGAGATTTCTGAACACTTTGGGAAGAAAGTAATGGAAGATAGATTACTACCTGAACCAGTACGACACATTTGGGTGGAAAAACTCTTATGTGAGAGTGATAAAGCATTTAATATATGGGGTAACATCAATGTAGATTTACCACACATATCTATGTGGGTACCAAAGGCGGCCATTATACAGGAAGAAAAGACATTGGATAGAGAAGTTGATTATTCACCATATGATCACCGACCACCAATGGAACACCAAAAAACTGCAATTGAAAAACTACTTGCGAATAGTCATTTTATTTTGGCAGATGATATGGGTCTTGGTAAAACAACAAGTACCGTCATTGCTTCAATGGAAAGTGATGTAAAAAAAATACTAATTGTTTGTCCCGCATCTTTAAAAATTAATTGGAAGAGAGAGATTGAATTTTACTCTGAGGAAGAGGTTTTAATTGTTGAAGGTAGAAAATGGGGAACACAGTATAAGTACTATATTATAAATTACGATATTTTAAAGAATTTCCACACTACAGAAAATAACGCAGAAAGTGAGGGTTACCAAACAATAGTGAATGAAGGTTTTGATTTGGCAATTGTTGATGAGGCTCATTACATTTCAAACTCAACAGCACAAAGAACTAAATTATTAAACGATATTTTAACTAAAATACCTAAAGTTTGGTTACTTACAGGAACACCAATGACATCAAGACCGATTAATTTCTATAATCTTCTTAAAATTGTTAAATCACCCTTAACAATAAATTGGAAAACGTACGTAATAAGATACTGCAAAGGGTATCAATTTAGGGTAGGGGGTAGAAAGATATGGAATACAAGTGGTGCAAGTAATCTAAATGAACTTAGGGACCAAACGAAAGCGGTGGTTCTACGAAGATTAAAGACAGACGTTCTTGATTTACCAGAAAAAATTATCTCACCAGTGTGGTTAGAGATGAAGAGTTCATTCTACGATGACGAATTAACGGAGTTTTTAAAGATTACGGAGGAACAAAAAACAAAAGAGAGTATAACGGTAACCCTTAATCGTTTAATGAGGTTACGTCAGTTAATTGCAATTGATAAGGTGGAACATACCTGTGAGTTAATTGATAATGTATTGGAGCAGGACCGTAAAGTGATTGTTTTCACTAATTTTACAGTTTCATTAGACATGTTAAGGGAGAAGTACAAAAAGAAATGTGTTGTCCTTGATGGTAGAATGTCAAAGGATGGTAGACAACAAGCGGTTGATAGATTTCAGAATGACCCTAAGGTAAAGATTTTCATTGGAAACATTAAAGCAGCGGGTGTGG